AGATTAGGAGTATATGCTCACACTAACACCAAATATAAAGGCATTACTAATATGAGATATTGGGTTAATGATATTAAATGTGTCGATATAAAATCAAAACCCTCTGTAGTCGAAATGAAAAATTTCGTCCGATATCCTAATGGGTCTTGGGCAGCTCAACCTGGGTTTGATTATGATGATAGAGTTATGGCAATGACCTGGGCATTATTAATATTAGAAAATAGCGTTATACAAAAATATTATAATGTCGTAGAAATAGATGACAATCAACGGCCTGCAAAAATAGAACTAGGACCATATATTGATCAAAAGTTTAGTAATTTTTTGCAAGATTACAAAATGCAAAATATAGACGATACGTGGGAACCACCGCCAGTTTACTTCGAAGACATAAATATTTTAGGACAGGAAGGTCCGTCGGATATGGAACAATTAGAATCAGAAGGTTGGGTTAGAGCATGAAGCAAGCACCATTTAATAAAAACAGACAAGATAAATTTATCTTAGTTTTAAATCTACCAGAAGGTATAAAAGAGATTGTAGATAATATAACTAGAAATACAAATAAAATTGATGCTAATAGTTTAGAGATTAGTATTGCTGGAGCGGTAACTCCGACTATAAGTGTTCCAGAAAAAACTATCCCGTACGGAGCACAAAATATAAAAGTCAGTTCTCATGCCCGCCCAGCATATGATCCTTTAAATATAGACTTTAAAATCGATAATGAATTTAAAAATTATTGGGCAATATATAAATGGCTTGATGTTATTAATGACGTTAAAACCGGGACTGTTAATGCAGATGAAATTATAAAATATCCTCACTCAGGGACAGTATTACCTATCTATTCATCTAATTTAACTGTATACGGTTTAGATGAATATGAGAATAGAAAAATACAATGGGATTATATAGGAGCATTTCCGACTCGGTTAGCAGAAATAAAGTGGGATTATACTAATGAAGCTGAAATTGTATCGTCTGCTACTTTTGAATTTACAAGACTGGAATCAAAATTAATTTAATATTAATACTTATCCCCAAAAATAACTCATAGCGACATTAGTTTTATAAGAACAGTCAGGCATTTTTTTAACAATTTTCTTAAATTGCTCTTCTGTAATATTTCCTTGCTTCCACGACTCGCCTTCAATACAACCAATCATTGTATTAGTTCTGTCTTGTATAGATTTAACATACATAGATGCCGCGAACATTTCATCCGGATTACCGGTATCAAACCAAGCATAATTACTATTTAAACTATTATGACCTAATATATTATCTTGTAAATAACTTTTATTTAAATCTGTAATTTCTAATTCCCCTCTCGCTGAAGGCTCTAATGCACGCGCTCGTTTCCCGGCAGTATTATCATAAAAATAAATACCAGTCACTGCATTATTACTAGGTGGTGTTTCCGGTTTCTCTTGTATTGAGATTATTTTTCCTTCTGTATCTATATCTATAACTCCATATTCTCGCGGGTTTGAAACTCTATAACTAACAACACAAGCTTTGTTGCCATTAAGAATAGGTTTTTTTATACCAGTAAAAATATTATCTCCTAAGATTAAGCATACATTATCATTCCCTTGCCATGATTCAGCAATAATTAATGCCTCAGCAATACCTGCAGGGGAGATTTGTACTTTAAAATTAAGATTAAGTCCTAAATATGACCGGGGGGTAGTTGATTGATTAAACAAATACAATAAATGAGGATACGCTTGCGCATTTGTTATAATCATTATATCTTTTATCCCTAATTTTATTAAAGTTGATAGAGGATAATAGATAGTAGGCTTATCATAAATTGGCAAAAGTTGCTTTGAAACAATTTTAGTACTAGGATACACTCTTGACCCTGTACCACCAGCTAGGATAATTCCCTTCATATAATTTATATTATAATACTTATTTCACCAAATCAACTAAAATATGTCATCGGAAAACCATAAATAATTGTAAAGGTTTTACTATGAGCAGAAGAACAATCCAATCACCAGGAGTAGAAATAAGAGAAATTGATTTGACACAACGCGCCGCTGCTGTAGTAGGCACAAGTGTATTTATCGCAGGATTCTCTAATCAAGGACCAACAGACGAAGTTTTTAACGTTGGTACGTTTGCAGAATTCCAAGAAATTTACGGACAACCCACAAATGCCGCCGAGAGATATTTCTATCATTCAGCTCGACAAGTGTTTAATAGTGATGCTAATGTGTTTGTCTCTCGCTTACCTTATGGGTCGTCATCAGGTGTAAGGAAATATTCTGCTCTAGTTTATCCTGTGGTCGGTGCTAAAACGGCGACCATCTCTGGTCTTAGTGGTTTTGGTGGCACTAATAAACCTCTTGAAGGTGCTCTCCAGACAGACACTGACGTTAGTGGTATAACTAAAGATGAAAGCGTCGCGCTTGAATTAACAGTAAAGGACACTAATAATAACTTATCATTTATTTCTGTAAGTACAGTTGGAGGATATGGTGGTGACGGAGCCGGTGCAAATGAATTAAATTATTATTATCTTAGTGCCGGTGCAAATGCAACCATGGATACCTTATCTGCTGATTTAATCGGTAAAACAATAGTTGCAGGCCAGCTTTATTCTGAGCAGGACAACTCAACTGCCACATCAGGCTTCGGTGCTAGCTTAAGTGGTTCGAGTTATTATGTATTTGGAAATCCAACCTTAGTCAATTTAAGTGAGGCACAATTTAATGCTGCAAGAGATGGTAATATAACATGGAGTGATACTGCTAGCAGTACAGGTGCAACATTTGATGGTGATTTATCCGCTGCTGGCGCAGGTCTGATTGTACTCAATACAGGTGCAACTGTAACTAATAATAATTTTGAAGGTTACTATGTTGGTATATCTGATGGCAATCAAAGTAACCCAGCAACTAATTTTACATCAACTCAAAAGATATATACCACTACCTCAACAGTTGATAAGGTATCAACTGGTTTTGCTGAAATACCAACATCAAGATTAGGATTTGAATTAACCGGTAATTATGATGACCCGAAATCTAATGTAAGTAAAACATTAGAAACATTTTCTAAGATTGATGTTGATGGTCCGGAATTTAATGATACTCTAAATATTGGTGTTTTCAAAGTCAGAAATACACCGTTTTCTAATACAGAGCTAGAATTAACTAATTTCTTAGCTGAAGGGTATACTGGTTCTCTTGATCTTAGACGGAAGCTTCAAGACGAGCTCGGCGGACCTCAACGCTCATTTTTCCTTGAAGATCAAGACAATGCATCACCAAATGTAAAGATTTTAGTAAATCCAAATATTAGTGATTACAGCGGGGCTTGGACATCAACAACTGGTGATGCACCGACAAAATCTGTACGAGTTCTTTCCGATACTATACCAGCAATTGGTGCGCAAATTGGCGGCTCCGGTCTTTGGGCGGATGCTACTAACTTTGATGGCGTTAATTATTTAGGATTATATCCATTAGGGATATATCACACTACTAATAACCTCGATAAAAATGTTGGTAGTATTCCTAGTAAATTGGACCGAGTATTTCAGATTGCTGAAAATGTCGATTTATTCCAAATTGACGTATCAGTTGAAGCTGGTTTAGGTACAATACATACATTTGCGACAAACACTACCGGTCCGTTCACTGATACTGACTATGTAGATATTGGAAATGCTACTACAGGTACAGGCTTTTATACAGCGGACCAAAATATGACAAATGTTTCAGGTAGTGTTCAAACTACATATAGAGATAGTTATAGAACTATTTTTAATAGATTTGAAGGTTTCGCAAGGTCAACAAGAAAAGATCATATTTTCATTGCTGATGCATTACGTCCATTAGTTGTTCAAGGTGTTAATGGTAAAGCTCTTGATGATAAAACTAAGAACTTTAGTAAGCATGTATATTGGCCTCTTCGCCATCAATTTGGAACAGCTAATAGTAATTTTGCTACTACCTACGGTAACTGGGCAAAAGTATATGATGGATCTAGCGGTAAGCAGATTTGGATTCCATTCTCTGGTGTAGCTGCAAAAATTTATGCAGACAATGATGCAAATTTTGCTCCCTGGTATGCACCAGCAGGATTTAATCGTGGTGTTGTTACAGGTGTAAATGATATTGCTGTAAGCCCGACACAACGACAAAGAGATCAATTGTATAGAATTGCAATTAACCCTGTTACACAATTTCCAGCAGAAGGTATAGTTATATTTGGTCAAAAGACCTTACAACGAAAACCAACAGCATTTGATAGAGTTAATGTCCGTAGGTTGTTCCTCAATTTAGAGAAAAGAACGCGGCAGTCCTTGAAATTCTTTATCTTTGAACCTAATACGTTCTTAACAAGAAACAAGGTTGTTAATACATTAACACCGATATTTGAGAACTGCAAACAAACAGAAGGAGTTTATGACTACCTTATTGTTTGTGATGAAAGAAATAACCCTACAAGCGTTATTGAACAAAATGAACTAAGAGTTGACATCTATTTAAAGCCTGTACGCACTGCAGAGTTTATATTGGTTAACTTCTACGCTGTTAACACAGAGGTTAATTTTGAGGAGATAGTTGGTCAATAAACTGAAGTAAACACTAAATAATTATAACATCATGTCCGATATTAAACAAAAAATTCAAGACTTTTATAAAGTAGCACAATCAAGAGACTTTGCACGTGACTTTCAATTTCGTGTACTCGATGTCTCTAATAAAGGCAGGACTGTTTTTGATGAAACAGATTTAGTATATGCAACTGCTGCTGAATTACCCGGTAAAACAATCGCAACAAAAGACGTCCCGTATAACGGATTTCAATTTCGTATCCCGGGTACTGTCTCTTATAATAATAGCGATGCATTTACAATTGATTTTTATGTTGATGCCCACTCGACAGCTCGTATTGCCATGGAAGATTGGATCGAGAAAACCTATAACGATGCCACTACTACAGGTGACGGTAAGTTACA